GCTTTCTTCCATTTGTGATATGTTTAGATCAACTATTTCGGCCTCGTTCTTTTTGAGCGCATCAATAGTAAACGAAGAAAGATTTTTTTGTGCTTCCTTTAATCTTCTTATATATCCATCTAAATCATAACCCATTATACTGCTCTATACTTTACGCCTCTGTTTCTCGCTTTCATGCATCTACTTTTTAAATTAAGATCGTCGCAGCTTATAGCCATTAAACTGTCTTTATATTGCGTTCCTAATCTTGTATTGTTCCCGCCCGTGCTTTGTGTGTCTCCATCGACTTCGTAAATCAATTCCACATGATTAAAATTAGACTCGTATCTGTTTACTTGTGCATTGGGATTAAACGCAAATTCACGCAATATATCAACACCGAAACGCTTAGTTATTGCATCAGCAAACAATATTTTATTATCTATTAAAAATTGAGTATAATCACATACAGCGTTTACTTTAAAATGAAAACCCCAATTTGAATTTCCCGCCGACAAATTAGGATAATTACTCAATACGGCCTGACCAGTATAAGCAGATGATATGCGTACAAAGTCGGTATTAATATATTCCGTATTTCCGCAATCTTTTACACCTGGAGCATCCCAATCGTTCATAATTCCATAAATAAAATATTTGCCCGATCCTAATAACTCTATATTGTCGCCGCCACTCGTTTGAGTATATTGGTTATTTGTTGTGATATTAGTATCTTCTCCCAATTTTATAACTGATAAATAGGCTATTTCATTCGATGTGCTTGGTGATGTCTTTACCTTTATGTCTGTCAATACTATTTTTGTAGTGTCGTCTCTTAACTCTACTAGAAAGCCAACCTTGTCAGCTAAATGATCGCTTTGAACTTTGTTCTCGTCATAGTCTATTCTATCAAACAACTCTTTACTATAAAATAAACTGTTTGCGCTTTTTAACTTTACTTTTCTTGCGAACCAATCATATAGGGTGCTGAGGATACTAGCTTCTTTTTTTTGCGTCAGCCATGTGTTGAAATAATTATCAATATCAGGTGATATTGAAAACATATTTTCAATAGTAATTAACGGATGTACATCATTGTAATATCTACCCGAATCAGTTTGTAGATTCGACGCATCTACCTGTTCGCTCGTTCCATCTGGATTTTGTCTAAACCCAATTAATGATCCGAAAGCGTTTTTTATTCTTGAAATATCAAACATCTGCTAAATTAAAAGAAAGTTAAAAAAATGGACGGCAGCAAAAGAACCGCCGCCCAAATAAAAAAGATACCGAATATCTTGTTAAGCTGTTGTTATATCAAACTTAGCAATCGGAGATGCAACCGTTGTCAAGTCATCATTATAAGCCACTACTGTGGCCACGTCGATAGCGAAACCGTAATGTTCTTTTGACACTCTTGTCATATCCGCCGAAGCTGCTCCCGCTATCGCATTATAGTCACCTTTTCCATAATAGAAATATGTATCTAAAGGAATGTTTAACATAGGTGCAACCGTTCTGTCCCATTTAGTGCCGTCAGGCAGTTCTGTCTCTAAAAGTGCTTCTCTTTCGTGTCTGAATAGTAAACCAACCGCGCCAGAATTAACAACGTAGCCAGTAGCTTTAGAACCTACTTCATTAGCTAACCTGTTAGTAAAATGGAAATTCTTGTCTAAGAACTGAAGCGTCTTATTCTGTTGGTTAAAATCACCAAATTCGGCCATTTTAGAAACTTGAGACATTAGACCAGTATTGCCAACCACATGATAATCTCCGTAGTAATCATTAGCATTCATAATAGGCGTTAAATCTCCTAAGATTTCGTCGCCCTTTGCCGCTGCGGCAGTAATAACATTACCAGTAGTGTCGTAGCCTAAGTCATCAGCAAAAACCTGAGATTTGTTAGTATTTAATGCAGTCAAGCACGCTGTGTCTAAAGTATCAGCAAACTTGTATAAATACTTTTGGAATTTTCTGTTAAAATCGGCTTGCATTCCGATCTCGTTATTCATGTAAAGAGATGGAATAATAGTGAATCCCCAAGAATAAGTAGTAAAACTTACTGTGTAAAGCTGAGATGTATTCTCACTATCTGCAATTGTCACTGATCTTGTTGATCCGATTGATACAGATTCAGAATCAAAAACAGGGACTTTTACATCGTTGCCAACTGCTGAGGCAGCTCTAGCTAATAACTCAGGCGAAACGATAGCATCCGCCTCTTGGTTTCCTGAATAAAAAACATCGAAAGCGCCATATCTAGATGCTCTGTTAGTCCATTTGTCTAAATTTGGAGAGGCTACTCTTAGTTCTTGTAACCTCGTATTTAATAAACTCATTTTATCAAATTTTTAATTGTGGTTAAAAAAGTACTCGTTTTGCCCCTTCCACGAATAATTAATAAATATCTTATACTTACCTTAGTGGTAAGCTGCTTACATTGTTAGTATTCCATAGCTTGTCTTTCTCCGCTTGATATTCTACCGTACCTTTTGCTAGTCCGCTTTTTGCCAGGTGTTCGCTTATTTTTTTATCCGCTTCAACCCTAGTTTTAAAATCTGCCAAATAACTACTTTCGTTCATAACTCTATTTTTTTCCGATCCTGTTCCCTCTAATGTCTTACCACCGTCAATTATTGGCGAAATAGCTTTTATAAATTGTTCTTTTGCTGTCATCGGTTTTTGCAGGTTATTCGGATCGGTAATCGTCAAACCTTTATCGTCCTTAAAAGTTATTTTCCCGTCTACAAACTCAGGCGACCCGATTGACATAATTTGCTGCTTGGCCGTGTTTAGTGTTGCGTCTAAACTTATTTCAGGAATACCTGGTTTAAATTTCACGCCTCTTAACGCTTCATTGAATACGTTGTCAAATCTTAATTGATTGTTTTGTTTTTGCGCTTCATTTATGGCCTCTATTTTCTCATTTTCTTTTGCTTCGATGTCTTGCCTTAATTTTGCAATCACGCTTTCATGATCGGCGATAATGCCCTTTAGTTTTTCGTCTCCTGTGTTATCCTTAAGTGATGTTTCAAGACTGCTTATTTGTTCCGCCGCTTGATCGTACTTACTGCTAATATCTGATAAATTGTTTATATTTTCTGTTAATACATCCTTTAGGAAATTATAAGACTTTACATTTGGGGGCTTTTGTCTACCTGTTACCGCTTGAATGTCCGCGTCTACTGAATCCCATATTTCGCGCGTTTTCTCTGCAATTTTTGTATTTTCATTGTTTGCGATCAATTCAGAAACGGCCTTTATTTGTTCGTCCGATAAATCCTTTAACTGCTCGTTATTCTTTATGTTTTCAAAATCCATTATCTTAGTATCTTTTTATTATATTAAATAAATAATTCTTTCGGTGGTTCTTGTATGCCACTAGGTAAATTCACCACTTCAACAATACTTAGCCCATTAGGAAATCTTAGAAATTGCTCATAATCTCGCTTTGTTGAAAACGTGCAGTCATAAGGCTTAAATAATGGTTTACCATCTACTGGTGAAAATTCCCTTTTAATTAATTTTAATACAATAATGCTGTTTTTCGGTGCGCTGCTTTGCCCTTTAGCATCTTCTTTTTTAGGTCTAGCCATTTCTGTCTAAATTTATATATGTTAATAAAATATTTGTAATCATTTCTATTTTAGTATCAAATCGTTCTATGTTTTCGGCAAAAGTCACTAAATCACCATTTTCACGCTCGAACCGATTTATTAACGCGCTCAAATTTACTTTCAACACATATAAATCCATTGTGTTAGCAATTTCTGCGATTTCTTTGGCTTCTTCTTTACTTAAATGTCTATACGGGTCTATCGCCGTAATTATTTTCGCACGCTCTATTCCTGCCGTGTCATCTCTATATAGTGTTTTGTAATAATTGTCTTGTAGCCTATCAAGCGTAATAGTATCATACGATTGCATTCCGGATTGATAAATATCCAATAATTTAGAAGAATCTACTAAATAGAAATCTGTACCGTAATCAATAGAACACCCCTCAAAGACTTCATCGTACCTTAGTTTTGCAATCGTTTTACATATAAAAGACTCTATCTTTTCAAAATTTGTTTTTAATTTTAATAAGACACCCTTCTGAGATTCTAAAGTACTCAATACTTGTATCTCGTTAACGGCTTGACTATAATGTGCGCTATCAAGTGCATTTCCTGTGACTGCTCTGTGTATATCTGCAAATAATCTCTTTACTTCATCTACTGAATATTTTAATGCGTTTATATCTGCGTTCACCACTCCGACCGGTGGCGTTAAATCTATGCCGCCCGTTTCTTCACTTGGTGGTGTCACTTCAATAAATGATCCTACGCCGTTTATTCTATCGCTACACATTGGACACTCGGCCATTCCTTTAGACCCTCTGATATAATTACCGTCTTGATCTTGCAAATAGCCGCCTTCACAATGGTAGTGTTCTGATTGATATCCACACTCTTGCGCATACCCCCAATATATCGGATAAGATGCGTAGAGATCAGCGTACCTTTTAGATAAACTATAAAATGCCGCCCAATCTAAAGCCGGCAAATACTCACTAATAGGACTCTTTTTGAACTCAGGCTTGTCATTACTTATTGCATCACTCCAAAAGAAACGAGCCGGACAATATCCCAAATTATGCTCCGATTCAAAGACATTTACTATATTATCATTATCAATATCAAATGATCTATAATAGGTCGAATCATAAGCATAATATTTCCCATTAGCCTTAAAAATAATCCACTCAAAATCTTCTTCAACCAATGAATAATCAACTACGTTTTCAATGTCTAAAGTATAAAAATACGGTTCAGGTCTTTCTGTTGTTTGTTCATTCGGTAAGTCAATAATGACAATACTATTAATATTGTCTTTCATTGTGGAAAAAGAAAAATCAGCCCAATTGTCAAAAACTCCTTTAATATATTCCGTGAAATCTTTATTATATTCCGCGTCTATGAATCTATAAATCTTTTTGATATCTACGCCATCAAAAACACGGCTTAAGGATTGATATATTTCCGTGGTTAACGGAATAGTATCGGGTTTATCAAATAAGTTTTTTACTGCCTTTAGTTTATCCTCAGGCAATATTTTAGCGACCCATTTCATAAAGTCTTTTCTAGCTATTGTTGCATTATTAGCCGCGCTAGAATGAAACCGAACCCGCCGCTGATGTTTGGCAGGTTCGATTAGTTTTTCTTTATTAATTGGGTCTTTTATATAATCCCTTATTTGATTAATATCTAACATTTACTCCTCTTCATTTGATCCATTAATAAAAGCGTCTATTTTCTTTTGATCGGCTTTAGTCGCTACTTGCCAACCGCCATTTCTTGGTATATTTAACAAGTTCACAGCGTGCTGAATATCAAAAGCAACTTTTTTGCTGCCATCTATTTTAAGAAAGACTTTCATTTATTACAGATCAGTTAGTGGATCAAATGTAGGTGTGATTACTTTAAAATCGTCCGACCAATTTGGCAAAAACGCCCAGGAAATACTATTTGAGTCTGGCTCGTCAAATCCGCCAAGTTTTTTATCACCTACGAATAAAGACTTAATTTGTATCGGATGCAATTCGCCTGCCACTTTTTCATTTCCCGCGATCTGTCCGCTTTCGTTAACTAAATAAACACCGATATCTTCGCATTGATATTCTTTTAAAACTTTAATATAGTCTTGAGTCAACGAATACATGACACCTGAGAAAGTAGTGTTTTCTGTTCCCAATGCTTTAGGTATTCCGCCAAGTGTTGCGTTCCCGCCGCCGAACTCTCTGACTGCTCCTGGTTCTACCTCAGGGTTTTCGATGAATGGAGAAACGACTACTTTAGTGCCGTCAATTGCCGCTTGTAGTGCCGTCCATGTCGCTAATGTTGGCGCACTTGCGACCGAAACTTGATTAAGAGTTCCACTCTCTGACATTCTTGTTATAATGATCTTTTGTAATTGTCCAAAGTTTTCAGCGCACGCCGTTGTTGGCATGGACGTAATAGCCGCAGCCGGTGGACAAGGGCAAAGCAGCATACTAGATAAATACATATGTATATTTTAATTTTGTTAAAAATAATCTTTTGCAGCTTTTACCCTTTAAGCTATAAGATACAAATATAAAATTTCTATACAAAAAATAGTTTAAATAGTCGCAAAAAAACATATACTTAACAAAACTTTAACACTTACAATGTGGACAATAAAAAGCGCTAGCTTTCACCAACTAGCGCAAAAAAGTCCGGCGCGAAATTCCTAAACTGCCAAACCTGTATCTTAAATACTGTTAATTTCTAATATAATGCAATCCTATTCTTTTTGATCCACTACTAACTAATAGGCCAATGCCTAAATCTATAAGTAAATGCTTCCAGTTTTGCTTTTCGCCTAATGTTATCAATACGCCGCCCGAAATATAACCTAGTTTCCTAAAGTCATCGGCATCGTGGTAAAAATCACAAAACGGCTTCCATCCACATTTTTTTTTGTGTTGATACCTACCAAAATAACCATATGGATCAGTATTATATTTCCTCTCAAATGCTGTGCGCCCGTCAAAGTCAAACCCTTCCACTACGCCGTCGATAAAACCCGCAGCGCCTAAAACAGACCATCCGATAACCTTAGTTTTTGTTATCTTGTATTTCTGAGCGTTTAAGCCCATACTAAGCGTTAATAAAAGCCCTATTATTAGATAATCCTTCATTAGTTATTTATTCTTAAATACAAAAGCGAGTCTATCGCCTAATACACCAAAAAACACATAAACAAAAGCGGTTAATAAATCGCCGTCGGCTATACCTTTTAAACCTAAATACGTACTACAAAGCCATGTACATTTAACAAACGTCGAAGTAGTTAAGCTTAAGTATATTTTATCTTTGGCCGTGTATCTTGTGTTTAAAGTCCTAAAAAGGCTAAATAGAAATTGACAAATAGCAATTAATAAGTAATTCATTTTTTAATTTTTATCTATGACAAAAGCCCCCGCAGTACGTTGTTTTACTTACTTGATTATATATTTCCTTCATTTGCTTTTCGCCCCAGTTATTTATTTCATTTTTACACTCTTCTTCTAGATCGCTAAAACTTTTTCCAGATGGCATAATACTAAAATATTTCTTTTTTTTGCCTTGCATTTGTTCCTCTAAATCTTTTACCTCATTAAAAGTGTCATTATCAAAATAATACATGGCCTTAAATTCAGATTCTTTTTTAAAAAAACAATACTTACATCCGCCCCTTTGCATATATATTGGGAATTCAGGGTTTAACCCGTGTAGATTTAATATATCAATGCAATCTTCTCTATCTAACTCATGTTCAATTAATGGATATCTATATTCGCAATTCTTCAAAGCCTGTAAGTTCCCCGTACGTCCTTGTTCGTCATAATTTAATCCGATTAACATTTCTATGTTATCATATTTTGATAAATACTTTTCAATAGGTCTTATTTTATACAAATAAGTGCAAAATCTACGATTAGGGCTCGGCATGAATTCATAATTAATTATGTATTCAGTTAAGCTATTTGATTCTACCCCCTCGCGACTTCTAGTTTTTCCCTTTACTTTTATTAACTCAAAATCGCCTTTATGGTAATCTTTTAAATATTTTTCTACATGATCTAATCTTTCATATAATTCCTTATGCTCTGCGCCTGTGTCAGCAAAAATAGCTGTTGCTCCCTTACCGTAAAGAAGGCACATTGTAGTGCTTTCTACACCACCCGAAAACGAAATAATTGTTTTTTTCATTGCGTTTTTTTTTAATTTGCTGATCCAACGATGAAACCCATATCACAAACTATCCCGTTATTACAGCACGCTTCATAAGCATACATCCAGGAAGACCCATTAATTACAAAACTTACACGATCGTCATATTCTACTAAATCAGATATTCCTATGGTGGCGATTGTTTCATATGTCCAACCCTGGCAACCTTCGGATGAATCGACCATCAAATAGTATGTTACACTCTGACCGATTTCCTTTACAACGGGAAACGCAAATTCTTTAGCCTCAATAGAAATAACGCTAATAGGCAAGTTATTCGATCTAGTATCTGCATTATATTCCTTTTCGCATCCGATCAAAAGGCAAACGCCAAACGATGCAGCGAACAATATAGAAACTAGTAATTCATAAAATTCATTTTTTCTTTTCATAATTTATATTTTTTTACAAATATAATACATTTTTTTTAATTCCTACGCCTGACACCCAAAGGTCTATGAACTTTAAAATAATAATCAGTAGCATAACCAATTAAATCGACGTATTCATCATGCTTTGCATTAGGAAATCCTGTTAGCTGCATTTCAAAATCTTCATTCCAAGAGCCTATAATATGAGTTATTTTACCGGATTCGTATTTAGGAGCAGCGGTACTGATACGCGATTCTTTGCCCTCGCGCACTAAAGCACCTTTGATCTTCACTGCATTCAAATTAGTTTGTTGATTAATCAAAGGTATAACACTTAATCCCGTAGCTTTAGGCTCAAAAAATATTCTAGACTTTCGTCCGACACCGTGCAAATTAGAGTATTCGACTATGAACTTAATGAACTCTGGCGTTTCCATGTATGCACTATGTGCGTGCTTTATGTACAGCCTTTTTATTTTACTATCATATGCACAAACCATAACACCACTCGGATCATTAGCAGTATTTTTAGTATATGCACCGTCAACCCATAAATCCCATGTTAAACCGTTAGGCAGTTCTTTCTCATGGCAATAATCAAACCAAGTTCTCTTTATTTTATCGCCGTCTTCTATTGTCGGATTCTGTTGATATAGCGCTTCAAATGTTCTAGCGCTCAGTTCTTTAATGTTTAATAACTTTTCTATGCTGTGTTTGCTCGGCCATAAAGCTTCATTTTTTTCGTTTATAGCTGGTATCTTTATCACTTCCCATTTATCTGGCTGATAATTTAATAATCGACCTGCTAAATCGTCCTCGTGCCACCTAGTCATTATGATTATAACTTTACTATTGTTGTGCAGCCTAGTTTCTAAGACATTTATATACCACTCCCAAACTCTATTCCTAAATGTAGGACTGTTCGCTTCTAAAGCGTCTTTTACAGGATCGTCAATAATTGCAAAATCAACGGAACGACCCGATAAGCCACCCATAACACCGACGGCTTTATATCCACCGCCATGATCTTCTATTTCAAACTCTTGAGAATTAGAAAACCCCTTTTTTAGTTTAGTCTCGGGAAAACAATCGGAATAAAAACCAGAGTTTAAGACTCTTTGAACATCTCTGTTAAAAGATCGTGCTAAATCAATAGAATACGATGCCGCTGCTATTTTCGCACTAGGATTACGACCTAATATATACGGCGGCAGCATCCTAGACGTGATATGGCTTTTGCCGTGTTGTGGTGGCATAAATAACATCAAACGCTGTAACCCGTCCTTATTTAAGAACTCGTCTATCTTATTAGCAATGTCTATATGAAACGGTTGAGCGTCATAATTTAGATCGACATATTTTATAAAATCAATAAAACTATTTTTCGCTTTTCGTCTAAGTAATTCTCTTAATATACTAAGCTTCTTATTTTCTTTTGTCTTCACTTAGCTCTGATATTTTTCTCTCGTACCATAATATTTTATTTATTTCTCGCTCTGTGTTTTCTCCTGGCTTCTTACCGATTCGCATTCTGTATTTAAATGCGTTTAGTCGGCAAAAATTTATAAACGCTTCTTTGCCAAAAATATCAATCATGATTTCAAATGTCTCTTTATCTGTTCCTGTATCTTTGTAATGATTAGGATTAATATAATCGTATTTTTTGCTATTCATTCGATAGTCTTTTTAATTCTTTTACTAATTCGTCATCTGTCCACGACGAAAGATCGCCCTTAATAGTATTTTCGATCTTTTGCGTAGAATGGCCGCCGATCATTTTATTGACCTCGTTGGCTACTTTTACCAATTCAGTAATACTTAAGTCTTTCCGTCTAAGTGCTTCCGTTAGTATTTCTAGTACTTCTACTGCATTAGCTACCTCTAGCTTTGCGATCTTTTCGGCTTCCTTTTTATATACTTCATCTTTTGCGCTGTTCATCATTTCGATTTTTTCTTTATAGATTGCTTCTGCTTCTTTGTTTCTTTTCCAGAATGTTCTATCCGTCAAGCCGAACTCAGCTTGAAACTTAGCCATTAATTCGCTACGGCTTTTTACGCCTTCTAATTGCCACTTAACCAAAGCATCTACCTGTTTGTCAATACTCGCCGCCATGATTTTAATTTAAATGAAAATGATATTTCCCGTAAGATTTATAAGTCTTATTTGGATATGTGACTGTGATGTTGTTAATCTCTTCATCATATATAAACACAGGCAATGATTTTAAACTCATTATGTTTTCAATTAATAAATCCGTATCGTCTTTTGTAGTTAACACTACAAAAAATTCTATCGGTCGCTCATCTTCTGTCCACCCTACGCAATTAAACACAAAAGCACCTTTTCGATACTGCAAAAAGCTCAAGTGTGCATCTGTCCAGTTCATGCCTAGTTTATCCTTGAAGAATGTTAGTAAATCGTCAACTTTTGAAAATGATGTATGTATGTGTTCTTTAGTCTTCATATATGCTGTGTTTGTCATCGTCATCTGTGAACCATGTATATAAACAGTCTTCACAATAAAACCACGTTTTTATAAAGCTCATTGCTATTTTGTTGCTTTTACATTCTGGACACTCCATTATTTTAATAATTATAAACTAAATAAACTTATTCCAAACTCAATACGGTGATTTAATACATTTACGCCGCCAAAATTAGATTGATCTATTCTATATCCGGCCTTGTACTTCCTACCTACTAAATCAAATCCAGCCGCGAATCTAGAAGCGTTACTCTGCTCAGGAAAATACTTAAATGATGCGACGGCAAAAATATTGAGCCGCTTTTGCTGCCTTATTACTCTATCTTTATATATTATTTCTTTAGTTGTAGGTATTTCAAACTTATATCGAGAATCTAATAATTTACCTTGTATTATATGTTCATAGTGTACTTTTCCTGTTTCTACGTTTATACTATCAGCGTATTTATTAATAGGAATACTTATATACACAGAATCATACTTATAAATGGTATCTACTAAAGGTATATAGATCGAATCAATTAACATTGGCAAGCTGCCGGCTTGTTCAGGTTCTTTAATAATTACCTTTTCCGATTCGATGAAAACAGTATCTGTTATTTTTACTGTGTCGATTATCTCCTCAGTACATTTTGAATTACAGCTTTTATATAGTGTCGCTGCCGTAACAATTAGCAGTATAAAAATAAATATATCTTTCATTAAAATATTGTTATATGAGTCGATTTAGTTCCCTTTAGAAACCTATGTATCTTCTTTAGTGTCTTTCTACTATTTGACACATCTCTGTAATTATCGCCGTCTATATCTGTTAAGAACTCGCCAGGAGCGATACACCCGTTTAATTCATGCCAATAGTTGGAAGCGTGAATTTTACATTCTGATCTATTTGGTACACCTTTAATTTCCCATAGATCGCGACCGAATCTTGGCGAATATTCAAGTACTATTTCATAAGTGCCTCTAGGAATTGACGATATATTTTTTTCGTTGTCTTGCCAGCCTCGTTCTATACAGTTGCAAGAATATAACGGCCAGCCGTTTTCGTCTATTATTATTAAAACTCCGGCTGTCATGTTTGAATCACCCTTGACCCTTGTTAGTATTAGTTCTTTTTTTCCTGACATTCTTGGCATTTAAAACGGCATTCACTTTTTAAAGTAATTACCATATGTACAAAATCTGTATTTTCTTTAATTAGTTCCTTTTTACACTCGTGGCACTTTTGCCAACATTTTCTTTTATGCTTTTGAAGCTGAAAATCCCTAATATTGAAAATCATATATAAAAATAATAAAAATAATTAAAAAAAAAATCCCTGAGTGGCGAACTCAGGGATTTAATCTCATAACAAACAAATCAAAACTTTCTTA